AATATGGAGCATTGCAAATTGACACTTCATCTGATCGGTTTTTGTTTACAAGTACAAAGTCACCTGGCGTTTTCAGAGACTCCGTAATTTCGGCTATGGAGCAAAACAAATCCGATGCCATGCGTCAACAGGCGAAAGAAATCGCAAAAGCTATGAAAAACATTTAATGCACCTGCCGCCCTCTCCGGAGGGCGGTTTTCATATCCATTTGCTGATAACGTCCTCGTCCTGTTCCGTATACTGCCGCTTGAAGTCAACCAGGTGCCGGTTCTGCTTGTAAAACTCCTGTTCGCTTTTATTCAGTTTCTTCCCCTTTGCCTTTTTATTGCGGATTCCCACAACCTGGGCAAAAGTGCAATCCCCGATTTCCTGATACGCGGATACCCACGTCCACCAGTGCAGATACTCAACGGATCTGACTTCTTGTCCCAGAACGCGGTTGACTGGGGCAACGATCAGGGGAAAGTCCTGCTGCCAATCCATCAGCTTCGGCCCACGCTTTTCCTCACGCTGCTCTTCGCCGCAGTTGATGAATTTTGCGCATTGCTTGATCGCTTCCTCGTAGTCGCTTTGCGGCATTTCCGCAAAGTCTGGATAGAAAATGTCAAGCATGGCCTCGGCCTTTTCTTCCTCCGACAACTCAGCGTCAGACAGTGCCTCAATGATCGTCAGGATATCGCGATAGTCAGAGCGTATCTGGTGCTCAGTGCCGTTTACCTCTACGGCAGTCGGCAGATCGTACTTCATTTGTGGTACTTCTTCGTATACTTGCTCACGCGGGGGTTGGTGGCTTTCTGCTCACGGGCAAAGGTGGTGTCAACCTCATCCATGATGGCAAGCATCAGGTTCGCCCACACAGGCAGACCGTCCGCCAGCGCATATACGTTCATCTCGCCAAACAGGGTAGAGCAAATATCAAAGCCGAACACATCGTTGATGATCTCGCGCATTTCCTCGTCCATCTTCCGGGCGGTTTCAAAAACTTCCCGCTTGTTGGCGGTCTTTTCCACCTCTGCCTTGTACGTATCCTGCTTCTTGTCGAGGATATCAAAGGCATTAAACAGCTTTTCCACAAAGGCGCTGTCGGTGGGGTTAAAAGAGAATTCGCATTTTCCGTTGATGTTGTAGGTAACTAAACCGGTATCGAAAATCAGGTCTTTCATAATAGCCTCCGAAATTGGGGCGGGTTTGCGCCCGCCCCTTTGTTTTTAAGCCCCTGCCGTAAAGGTCACACCACTGGTATCCTTGGTAATGGTGCCCAGCGTACGATTGCCGCCGTAGGTGATCTCACTCGTGATGTTGAGCGTACCGCCGCCGTCACCGCCGATGCCCGTCACGGCAATAGCACAGGAATCATACCGCTCGGCAAACTTCGCCTCGCCGGACGTAGCGTAGAAGTGTCCAATCATCATGTCCTGATTGGCAAGAGCCTGCGCGTCATGATCTTTGACGGCGAGGTTCCACATCTTCACCGCAGCAGCGTCACCGGCATCCAGAGGGATGGGATCAAAGGTCTGGGAAATAACGGGCTTCTTCATGGTGGTGAAGGTGTTGCCCAGGATGTCCTGTTTGCTCTCCTGACCCCAGTCCATCTCTTCGCTGGAATCCTCCACGCGCTTACCGATGGCGCTCCAAGTGGGAGCTTCCTTAGAGCCGGTATTCAGATACGCGATCAAAAGCTCGCGGTCAATGGTTTGACCTTCGGGCGTCGCAAAAGTTAAATCTGCCATTATACATTCACCTCGTAAATCAGTTTTAGCGGGACCATGTAGTCCTCGTATTGGTCGCTTGTCGCGCCGAGATACGATGCAAACGCAGAAGTCTCAACGCGGAGGGCGCGCCTGCCCTCTCCAATGTCCGGTCGCTGCATCTGCGCCCAGTCCGCAAATTTGTTCAGCACTTCAACCGCCTTCAAGCGTGTATCGTCGCTCTTTCCGGGTGGTGCGATCTGGTAGTGGATTTCAAACGAATACTCCGCCTGATAGCCACCGCAGATATACTTCTTGGTGATAACGGCACCCTGAACGGAGGAAAGTGCCATGCCTACCGTTTTCGCCGCGAAATACTCGTATTTGATCAGATCCACATTCTCCGGAATACCGGGAAAGCGGTTTGCCCAAATCAGCATCAAGCGGTCAAGGTCTGCCTTTTCGCTGCTGGATGCCAGCATTACAGGTTTTTCTTTAGAGATCACGCTTCACCGCCTTTTCTGCTACACGCACCCACTTCTCCATGTTCTGTGCCTTGGATGCTTCGAACCAATGGGAGCAGGTCCCGGTTCTGTGGAAAATCAAATTCTTTTCCGGCACCGCCGGAACCTTCGTAACGCCCTTCCGCGCATAAGAGCTTCCGGTCAGCGGGTCAACGTACAGTTTGCCGTAGTACAGATATCTGGCATACGGCCCTGGATAAACAACCGTGTTTCCCGTTACCTTTGTACGCGTTCTAAGAGAGCCTGTGAGCATAGGCACGAACGGAGCGGTATCTTTTGCGACCTGCACCGCCAGAACGTGTTCTGCGCGATCACAGCCCTTGGAAACGGCCTCTTTTACAGCGTCCATGCCGTCCGTCTGAACGGAAAATTTTAACGCCATATCACACGCCTCCGACCTGCCAGTGCTGCATATCAACGCTGCCGAAATCCTTCTCGTCAACCTTGGTCACGGTGTAGCAGTTGTCCTGAGCCAGCGCCACGGTTTCATTGTCTGTCACAAACTCGCCTTTGATGAAAAACGTTGTCCCACCATTGCCTTTGACAGAAAGCGTCCACAGGTCGGTTTTGTCCTCTGCGGCGTAAAACCGCTGTGGACCGACATAGGTTTTCACCTTGCCGGTAAAGCCGTCCACGGCTTCCACGCCAAACGGGATGTAGAGGTCAACTGCATCCGCTCCGGTAAGCCCGCTCTCGCGCACGTTAACAGCTTTAGATGCTTGCAGCATCACGCCACGAAGTACGGTCACATACAGCTTTTGCGTTTCCTGAAACGTCTCCTTGTCGGTTTCTTTGACCGGATTGTAGATCGTTACAGTGTGGGGAGCGTACATGATCCGCACCCCCTCCCTCGGTACAGCAAGCCAGTGTGGGCAAGATACTCCATGCAGGTCTCTGCGAGCAGCTTTCTTGCCCCATCCGTAGCGTTCAGCGCAGAAACGGCAGATTCGCCGCCGGTCGCCAGTGTGCGGGAATAACCGCCAACCGTTTCGCTTTTGACTTCTGTATCATTAGCGGCGGCGCTCGCAAGGTTCTTCATTGCAAGCGCCTGCGCGGCTTCGATAACCGCGTACTTGTCAACCAGTGCACAGCAGCACATCTTTACCGCATCCAGCTCCGCGTTGTCCTTGGCTCGGTTCTGCGTGAAATAATCGAGGAAGGAGCTGGCCCGGACAGCCAGACGCGGAAAATCCCCACTGCTTACAGTGCCCATATAGACACCGGAGTAGTATGTGTAATCAGCGTATGTCAATTGGGTCAGCTCCCTTCCAATACTGCGATTATGTCAGCCTTGCGCATTGAACTGCTGACCCCGTCCACCCCGTGTTCCCCGGCATAATCAAGCAATTGGGCTTTTGTCATGTCGGGGAAAGCAGGGGTTTCAGGGTCAGGCTCACTCAGCAGTTCGGTTAGCCCCCCACTGCCGGAGTGATGGAGCCGACAACCACGCCGTCAATGCGCTCGGCGAACAGCACCATGCCGTTGATAACGGTATCGGATGCGGTCATGTTGGTGTAATCGGGTTCCTCGTGGATGCCAATATAACCGGTGGCGTCAGTGGTGAAGTTGAACACCTCGCCCAGATCAGCGCCGTTCACAGGGATGTAGTACAGGACGATGTTGTCCTTGGCAGTGGCGTAAATCTTGCCCTTGGGGACGCTGGAGTTCAAGATCACAGTGCCCAGACCGAGGAAGTTCTCGACATAGGTCATGCCGAAAGCAGTCTGCAGGGTGATGTTGGCAGTTGCGAGATAGTCCGCAACGTCCAGAGGGTTCATGAAATACACTGCGCCGATTTCGTCATCCTCGAACAGCACCTGCAGCTGGCCCCATGCCTGAGCCAAGGTCGCTTGGAAGGTCGCACCGCTGGCCGTACCCGTACCGGTTGCGAGGAAGTCGAAGAAGTCCTTGCGGATGCCCTTCTGCACATCCTTTAGCATTTCATCGGTGGTCATTTCAACCGCCTGATCGTAGCCGCGATCGGTGATTGCTTCGGCAGAGGTGGCCTTGCGCCACTTCTTCAAGGTGATCTCCTTGTAGTTCACAGCCTCGGTCTTGTATTTGCTCAGGGGGATGGTCTCGCCCTCAGCCACAGTGCCGTCTTCCAAAGTGCCGGTAGCCTTGTAGCTCTTGAGCACAGTACCGGCCTGCTTGGCGATCTTACGAGTAACGCCCAGAGCCTCCATCAGCTTCTTGATGGAATAGCCGAACATCTCGGTAAATTCGATCTCACGAACACGGGCGAGATCTTCCTTCTTAATCAGCTTAGGATCAACAGCCATTTTTATTCTTCCTTTCTAAACAAATCCATATTTGCGGCGATTGCAGCGCGCCGCTCAGTTCTGTCGGTGATTTGCATAATCTCGTCCTTGGTCATAGGCTTTCCGCCCTCGTTGAGCCGTGCGCCCATGTCCAGCCGGACAGCAGGCTTAGAAACAAGGCTCTTATAGGTGCCGTCTACGAGAGCGTCAAGGCTCTTGGTGTCCTTGATCTTCTCACCGTCCAGCTCCAATGC